TTACTAGCTGGCGTTTTTACTCGCTCAATAAGCTGTCGAAAATGTCTGGTCATACGCGCGATACAGTCCAACGCCGCCTTGATGATGCCAACGTACAACCCACGGGTGTACAAGCAGGTTTCCCCGTCTATGATCTATGGGAAGCGGCAAAGGCAATACTTACACCGCAAGCGTTCAACCTTGACTATTCCGATCCAGAAAAGCTACCTGCTAAGGAACGCAAAGACTGGTATGAGGGAACCAAAGCAAAACTCGCAGTTGAAAAAGAGCAAGGCGAACTCTTAGCCTATGCGGATGCGAAACAAACCGTTGCAGACATTATCAAGCCCGCTTTGCAATTGCTAGACTCAATCCCTGATAACTTAGAACGTGATTACATCTTGCCACCCAAAATCATTGCAGACATCGAAAAGCGTTTTGATGATTTACGCAATCACTGGGCTGACGAACTTGAAAGACTATGAGACACGGTAGCGAACTGGCTCATGACATAGCCGATCTAATCAGACCAGGTGAAAAAATCTTACCAGCTGAAGCGGCAAAAAAATACCTGAAAGTTAAAAGCAAATCAGGCGGTGCAGAAGATTGGAATCCTGAACTGACACCCTACCTCATCGAACCGCTGAACTGCTTAGCCAGTCGCGAATATGACGCGGTGATTTTTATTGGTTCTGCTCAATGTGGCAAAACAGCGGGTTTGGTTTTGGGTGGCATGGCGTACAGCATCAAATCTAGCAAGTCCGATTTTATGGTGGTACAAACCACCAAAGACACTGCTAGCCAATTTGAGCGCAAGGAACTGGGCTGGACGATTCGCAACAGTCCAGAGTTAAAAAAACAAATGCAAACGGGCAGTCGTTCAGATAACACATTTGTTAAAGAATTTAAAAACGGGCAATTGATGTTTATTTCATGGCCCACGGTCAACCAACTGTCTGGCAAGGCGTTACAGTTTATCTGTATGACAGACTATGACCGCATGGATGCCATTGATGGTGAAGGCTCGATATTCAAACTCAGCCAAAAAAGAACCACCACATTTTTAAGCAAGGGCATGTCGTTAGCCGAAACCAGTCCCAGCGGAAAAATAACCGATCCGACTTGGAGAGCCACCAACGACAACCCCCATGAAGCCCCGCCCTGTGAATCACAAGGCTTAAGCCTGTACAACATGGGGGATAGACGGCGGTTTTATGTGCAATGCCCTGAATGTGGTGAACATTACATGCCACCGTTCGATCACAGCGGTCTTGATTTTCCGATTGAACAGGATTTGTTTGGCGTGACTGTTAGCAAGCTGATTCGTAAGCCTAAGTTTGTCTGTACCGTGAATGGTTGTCTAATCGACACCAAACACAAACGCCAAATGATAGCCAGTGGTAAATGGCTCAAAGAAGGTGAAGTCATTATTGATGGTCACATCATCGGTAAGCCAATCGAACACCAAACCCATTTGAGTGAAGATGAAATAGTCAGTTCCACGCGTATTGCCTCGTTTTGGTTGCCTGGTATCTTTGCCGCGTATTCTAACCCTGAAAAAATGGCACAAGCGTTTTTGGATGGCTTACGCGAATATGACATTACAGGCACAGAAGACACACTGCAAGCGGTATTAAATCTGGATTTTGGTGCACCGTATCTTTCACGTCAACGGGTGGCAGAATACAATGCAGGCGATTACGAAAAACGCGCGGAAATCTTCCAGGAAAAAAGCGTACCGTTAGGCGTACGGTTCATGATTACCTCAATCGACGTGCAATCATGGGGCTTTTCCGTACTGGTCACAGGTTACGGTGTGCATCATGAACGCTGGATTATAGACCGCTACGAATTAAGACTGTCAGACCGTATGCAGGATGACCGCTATCTGAACATGAAACCGTCGGTTTATTTAGAAGATTGGCTGGTTATCAAAGACAAAATCATGAATGCCACTTACCCGCTGTCTGATGGTTCAGGGCGTACCATGAAAATGCTGGCAACAGGTAGCGATAGCAACGGTGAAGCAGGTGTCACAGAACGCGCTTATGACTTTTGGCGGGTGCTTAGAAAACTACGCTTAAATCAAAGTTTTTTCTTGCTCAAAGGCGAACGCCCTAAGCCTGGTATTTATAAACCCAAAGTGCGCAAAAGCTACCCCGAAAAGCAAAACGCCCGTGATACCAAAGGGGCAAATGCCAAAAAAGAGATTCCAATCTGGATAGTCAATACCACGATGATAAAAGACACCCTATCGAGTGATTTGAAAAAGGATAAGCACGCACCGCGTTACATTCATTTTCCCTCGTGGTTGCCATCCTCAGCTTATGAGGAGCTGACTGTCGAATACCGTGATGACATCATTGGCTGGATACAACCCAAAGGCAAAAAGAATGAATTGTTTGATCAACTAGGCTATGCAGAAGCCATTGTGTCCGCCATCTTGTTAGAGGAACGTAAAAAAGATTTAGACTGGGATAATCCGCCGCTCTGGGCTGAAACCTGGGATAAAAACTCTCACATAATCACGGTTGAACAACAAAAAACCGATACACAACCCAAAGCCACACCCCAAGCCAAGCAAACCGATCTACTGGACACCACCATGAAACCAAAACACATCAACAATGATTGGATCAACCAATCAGGGGATTGGCTATGAAAACCAATGCAGAAATGCTGGAACTTTACCAACAAGCCGAAATAGCGGTATTGACGGGCAAAGAATTCATGCTGAATGGTAAACGTGTAGTGCGTGAAGATTTAGCCGTGATTCAAGCAGGAATACGCGTTTATGAACGTAAAGTCAAAGCCGAAACCGACAAAGCGGCGGGGCGTGGTGGTCCATACAGCGTGGCACGGTGGAATTAATGGCATTTATTGAATTAACGCCTGTCTTAATCAATGCACCTGAACAACCTTTAAAGTTATTTCTTGATCCATCCAATTGCTGGTTTTTTGAAATGCCAGATGGCAGTTGTAAAGTAGCTGTTTTAGGCGATGAAAAAGCTTATTTAATCCGCGAATCGTATCGTGATGTAAAAGAAATTTTATTAAGTCAAAATACATGAACCTACTCGACACCCTAATAGGCTATATTTCGCCAAAAGCCGCCGCCAATCGTGCCAGATACCGCATGATCACCGCCGCGTATGACGCGGCTAAACCGAATAACCAGCGCAAAGAACGCCCTGATAACAGTTCAGCCAATCTGTTAACACAACGCGCGGGCTCAACCTTGCGCGGTTATGCGCGTAATCTGGAACAAAATCACGACATAGCCGAAGGTGTACTGTCTACGCTGGTTAATAACGTGGTAGGTCAAAACGGCATTAATGTTGAACCCATGCCACGGCGTAAAGATGGCACGCTACATACCGAATTTGCCAAACAGCTTTTAAAATATTTCAATGACTGGAAAGAATGCCCCGAAGTCACCTGGGAACATCAATGGAGTGACTGTGAACGCCTGTTATGCCGTGCCTGGATTCGTGACGGTGAAGCCTTTGTACAATTCCTCACTGGCACAGTGCCAGGCTTGGATCACGGTACAAAAGTTCCCATGTCGATTGAATTGATTGAAGCCGATTATTTACCGTTCTGGAATAACAACCCCGCCATCGGTTTATTCCAATCGATAGAACGCAATGAATGGGGGCGTGCCAGAGCGTATCATGTGCTGAAACAACACCCTGAAGATATTACTTACAAATATGGCAGTATGGAAACGCGGGTTATTTTTGCGCAAAACATGTTGCATTTAAAGCTGGTTAAACGCTTTCGACAATCACGCGGTGTGACGGTCTTTGCCACCGTGATGAAACGGTTAGAAGATTTAAAAGACTATGAAGAATCAGAACGCATAGCCGCGCGGGTTGCCGCCGCGATGACCAGTTATATTAAACGTGTCGCACCTGATGACTACGAAGCACCAGACCCAAAAACTATTGGAGATAGGTCTTTTAAAATTCAACCTGGTTTAGTATTTGACCAGTTATTACCCGATGAAGAAATTGGTACAATCCAATCTAACAGACCGTCTGGATTATTAGGCGATTTTCGTGATGCGATGGTCAGAGCGGTGGCGTGTGGCACAGGGGCAAATGCCAGCTCAGTGAGCAAAAAATACGATGGTAACTATTCAGCCCAGCGTCAGGAATTAGTTGAATCCTATGCCAACTATGGCACGCTGACAGATTCTTTTGTGGGCATGATAACCAAACCCGTGTTTAAAAAAGTCATTGAATTAGGCGTGCTTTCTGGTGTTATTAAAGTCCCTAAAGACCTGGATATAGACACTCTTTACCAAGCCGAATACTACGGGCCTAAAATGCCCTGGATTGATCCACTCAAAGAATCACGGGCAAATCAAGAAAACGTCAGTGCTGGCTTTAAGTCACAACAACAAGTGATACGCGATAACGGCGGCAATCCAGATGCGGTACTCGAACAAACAGCGGATTGGAAACAAAAAGCCGATCAAAAAGGGCTAAACTTTTCCACCTTTCAACCCCAAGCCCCGCAACCCGTCACTAATCAACCCAATTAAATGGAAAATTGATTTTACATTTGACGAACCCGCTAACGCGGGTTTTTTTATGTCCGAAGGAAAGCTTATGAACAAACTCAAAATAACCGCGTTAGCCGCTGGTATTGCTCAGATACTGATTTATGACGATATAGGCAAAAATTACTGGTATGAAGACCAAAATGTGGATGCTAAAAGCATTGTTGCACAATTGGACGCAATTACCGAAAACACCATTGAAGTGCGCATCAAGTCGAACGGTGGCGATTTAGAAGAAGCCTTGGCAATCCGCAACGCCTTTGACCGTAAAGATGCTGAAATTACGTTTTATTTAGATGGCGTTGTTGCATCCGCCGCCACCGTCATACCCATGATTAAACGTCATAAAGTGGTGATGGCAAGCAACGCGCTGTTTATGGTTCATGCTCCATCAACCTGGACAGATGGCAATGCCAATGATCTACGCAATACCGCCAATGCCCTGGATAAATATTCCGAAGCCTGGGCTGAAAATATCATTGAAAAAACAGGCAAACCGAAAGACGACATCATTGCATTGTTAACTGACGGTTTGGATCACTACTTCACCGCGCAAGAAGCCCTTGATTTTGGCTTTGTTGATGAAATAGCCAACAGCGTACCCATCATGGCAAGCGCATTACCCAAAAACAAAACCCTACCAACCGCCTGGCTTGAAGCTAACAAACTAACCGTTAGCGCAACGCTATCAAACCCCAATCAATCACAACCAACAGGACACAATCCAATGGCAACTACAACTGAAAACGAAAACCCCGAAAAAACACCACCCCCTGAAAACACCGATGTGATTCTGGCAAAAGCCAAAAAAGAAGCTGAACACCAACGCCAAACCACCATCACCGCCATTTTTGCGCATGTACCCAAAGAACGCGCAGACATTCACGCCATGATGCCTGCAATGTTGATCAACGCGGCAATGACGGAAGAAAAAGCTCGCGAAACTATCCTTGCAGAACTAGGCAAAAACGCCGCCCCTGTTGCAAGAGGTCATCATATTGTCAATGGCACAGATGGCAGGGATTTATTTATCAGTGATGCCACTGACGCTATTCTGGCAAAAGCAGGGGTAATTAAAGCCAATGCGAAAAACAGTATGCGCGGCTGGCGTTTAGAACGCATTGCTGAAGAATGTTTAATCCAAGCCAGCCTTGCCACTAACATGGACAGAATGGGCATTGTGTCAGCGGCGTTTACACAAAGCACATCGGATTTCCCTGTGTTACTGGAAAACGCGCTGAACAAATCTTTGTTGAGTGCTTATCAAACCGCCCCTGATACCTGGCAACGTTTTTGC